GGCGAACCTTGGCTTCCAGCATGTCGGGGTGCACCTGCAGCGCTTCGAGATCAACCGCCTCGGCGTGATGCCCCGCGTTATTCATCAGCGCCGTCAATATCGGCAGCGATAGCGTTGGCAGCATCTTGTAGTGTGCGCCCGAATACCAGTAAATAGAAGGGTTGAAAAACTGAATTCTCACTAGAACGTCACCAGCTCGGGTTTGGTCTCGCTGCACTTGATCTGCTCTTCGATGCTGGCCAGCGCCGGCTTCCAGTAGACCTTGGCAACCGTGTCGGCGTCGTACATCACCGCGCCGTTGATTGCCTTGCGCATCAGCTTCTCGTTATCGCGGTTTTCGTATGCCTCGCGCAGCGCGCCCTCGATGCTGTTGATGCTCGGTATCCACTGCGCAGCCATCAGCGGCGTAATCTTGGGCTGGCCTGTCACGGTCCAACCGCCAAAGCACAGCTCCGGCATACTCGTCCAGTTGCCGACGATAACCGGGCAGCCGCACGCCTGCGCCTCAACAACCGGCACGCCAAAGCCCTCGCCCATGCTGGGAGATACCAGCACATCAGCGGCTTGGTACAGCCGCGCCAGCCAGTCCTGCGGATAGCCCATCAGCAGCCGATACGGGTCTGCGAATCGCAGGTTGTCCTTCGGTATGCCGTGCGCCATCGCTAACCCTTCCAGGTTTTCGCCCTGGTTCTCGGTGCCGGGGTTGCTGTGGCAGTAGAGCAGCGCGTTCTCGTGTTCCTTGATAAACCGCGCCCATGCCGCGAATACCTCGTTGAACGACTTGCGGCTTGGCTGGCCTTTGTTGGCCGCAACCATCACCGCCAGGAACTCGTACTTGGACAACCCCAGCTTCTCGCGCGCCATCGCCTTGTCGCCGCGCTTGAATATGCTTGTCTCAATGCCGTGCGGCACGTAGAGCGGGTCAAGCCCCGCCTCTTTCAACTTCTGCTCTCCAAAGCGCGAGAACGCTATCGGCTGGTAGGCCGACTGCAATACGTTCTTCACAACCGGCGGGCAAGGGTCGTGGTCAACCGGCAGCCACGGGCACCATTTGAACTGCTGCATCGTGCGCGGGTCGAATACCCAGGTGTCATATAATGTGATTACAATGTCGGCCTTTGAGCTGGCAGCGTGCGCGCCGATGATATCCACGCCGTGCGTGTGAAACCCGCGCCCCCAGATAACCGTCTCTTCGCCGTTGCTGCCAAAGCCGATGGGCATCCCCTCGTGGCCATAGTTGCAGCCTATCGCGGCGATCTTGTGCCCCATCTTTTGAATGCGCCACCACGCCTGCGCGGTCTGCATCCCGTAGCCAGTCTGCGCCCACGGCGCGTTACTGAACCAGAGAATCTTTAATCCCATATTCCTCGTTTGCCCCCTTTCGGTTCGCTATACCCCCAATTCGCGGCTGGCAGGGTGGGGGCTTACCTTTTCGGCTTCCGGCGCTACCGGTTACCTAGCCAGCCGCGGCGCGTTAGCCGCTCGCGCCGATGCGGTAGTTCAGGCCAAAAGTGACGTTCAACGGCGCGATGGTTCCAGTCTCGTCGTATTTCAGAGCGAGATAGTTGCCTCCCGCGAACGTGCCTTCCGAGACGGTGAATGACTTGGGCACGTCGGTCGTCCAGGTGACGGTTGTGCCGCCCAGGACGCTCGTCACGGTGCCGATATTCGTTGTGCCAGCCGGCCCATAGTTCAGGATGGTCAGCGCAACGCCGGTGCCGTCGCCCAGGGTGATGGTCGTGTCAAGGCAGGCCCATGCCTCGGTGATTTCGATGTGAGCCAGTTCACTGGGAACCTTCCACAACGGATAGATCGTGTCGGCCTGCGGGTCAGCGATTACGACCACAATCGGTTGAGCATTACCATAACCAAACATATTTCATTACCTCCCTATCACCCGCCAGCCGTGGCGTCGCTGACGACCGTTATGCCAAACGCAGGGCGCCAGACGCCGTGCGCATAAAGCGCGGTCATGTTCAATTCCCACGCGCGCCGGCTGGCGTCCTTTTCGGGTTCAAGCATCAGGTCGCGCCGGATATCGAGCGCAATCGCATTGGGGTTGAAAAACGCCCCGTATGCGTCATTGGTGCTCTTGTGCACATTGCCGCTCACGAACACATCCACGCCGGCAACGGTGCCAACGTACCACTGGCGCATTACTGCGTCCTGGAACTGCGGCGCGTTAGTGACGGTTGCGGACACCGCCGACGCAACGCCCAGGTCATGCCACTGCCAGGGGTCCAGCACACAGTACCACGGCCTCGGCACAGCGTTGTCGCGCATGTAGGAAACGCCCTGGAAGAAGTACGCCCAGGTCATCGTCGATCCGCTCGCACCGACGGTGCCGCCGGTCAGGCTAGCGCAATCGGAGAGCAAGTGCTGGTCGATTTGCGTTGCAAAGCCCGCGCCCATTTCGAGCGCTGCGTCCTGCCGCGCGTTCTGCGGGTCGGTTGCCAGTCGGCGGTATGTCAGCAGCACCTGGGAGATGTACTCCGCAGGCGTCAGCGTAGCCAGGCTCGTTTTGGTAAACGAAGTCGGCGCGCTAAAGTCGTCCGTCTCACCGACTGCCGCCGGCGTGATGGTCGGGTAAGTGCTAACCGAGCGGGTCTGGTCGCCAGACTGGTCGGTAAATACGCGCACCAGCCGTGTCATGAGGTTTTGCTCGCGGGCTGCGAACACCGCGTCCTCATACAAGGCGGTGACGTATTGGCTGTTAAGAGAACTGATATCGGTCAAACCGGTCGTCATATTGCTCCTCTAAACTACTTTGACGGCCAGATAATCCCGCCATTCCTGCCGATTACCGATTCTCCGCCGCCGAATAACCGCGCGCGCCTCTGGTCGTCGGATTCGCCCTGCGCCTGCCCGTGTCCGGGCATGGTCGGGGAGAACCCGCCGATGCTGGTCGCCAGCAGGTAGGGCTTGGCTTTCGCCAATGCCTGCAGCTGTACGTCCAGTCCTTTGATAACGCCGTCGTCGCCTATCTCAAGCGCGCTGGCGTCAATCATCTTTAGCACGTCTGCCGGGTCGCGGAACTGCATCCTCGACGCGGCTGCGGTCACTTCGGCGCGCACAAGCGTCTGCCTGGCGCGCTGTTCTGCGGCATCTCGCTCGGCTTCCAGCTTTTTGAGCTGGTCGGCAAGCTTTTGTTCAACGGATTTGCTGGCCTCCTGGCGCTGCTGCTCTGCGGATTCCAACTCTTCAAGCCGCTTGCGTCTCGCAGCGGATTCCTTGTTGGCGTCCTTGAGTGCAGCCTGCATCTTCGCTAATTGTTCGCGCAGCGCTTCCGGCGTCTCACCGGTCGGCTGTGCTGCCGGCGTGCTGGCCGGTTCAGTGGGCGTCACGCCCGCGCTTGTGCCCGTCTCGGGCAGGTTGTCAGTCATTACTTACTCCTGGTTAATCGGTCTGATACCTATGCTATCGCCCCACTCATCCGAATGGCGCGTTGTAGCTAAATCCTCAAAGTCCAGGTTGCCCTGCTTCCAAAGGTCGTACCGCTCCTCCCCCATAATCTCGCGCTGGCGCTCTTCCGGCTGGCGGTCAAACCAGTCTGCCCCGCTCTCAACGGCGGTGTCGGGTTGGTCCACTCCCTCGATGCCTAGCTCCTCGAATGACGGCGTAATCGCAAGCATGGTGCATCGCCCGTTGGGGTGATCATCCAGCGTTTCGTCCATTTCGTGCTTGGTGCCGTGCATCGCCAGGCACGCCAGGCACGGCTCGGGGTCGCCGTTTATATCTGCCATCCATATCCAGCCCTTGACCACGTGCGGGTTGCGCCGGTATGTCTCCTTGGTTGCTTCGCGGAAGGCACGATTGGTCTCCGTGCGCGCAATCGTCAACGCCTTTGATAGCGGCATCCCCAACGGGTCATCCAATGCCGCCATAATCTCAGCCGCCGTCTTGCGTGAACCTATGCCGCGCACTAAACCACTTACCAGGCGTTCACTCACAACCTTGGCGGTTGTCTCACCCCACTTGGCTAGCGTTATGCTGGCTAGCGGCGAATCGCCTTGTAGCGCTCCTACTAGCGCTCGCACAGCTTCGGCTGGCATACGGGTTAAGTGGGACGCAACGCTCACTCGCAGCGTTTCAGGGAACATGTCGAGCATCATCTGCTGGGCAGCTATTGCCCCTTCGCCAACACCT